TCAATGGAGAGAAACAATTTAAAACAGAAGGGGAATGGAACGACACACCATTCCTGTTTGGCCAGGAACGATTCAATGCAGGAGGTAAACGTATCCTCGTGGTGGAGGGAGAGTTTGATGCACTGGCCGCATACCAAATGCTAGGCAACAAGTATCCTGTCGTCTCAGTACGCAATGGTGCTAGCTCTGCACTCAAAGACTGCAAGAATAATTATGAATGGCTTGACAGTTTTGAGTCTATCATTTTCAACTTTGATAACGATGATGCGGGACAGGAGGCACAGGCAAAGTGTGCAGAACTATTCGCACACAAGTCCAAGGTGATGACACCAATCAACGGACTCAAGGATGCATGCGACTACCTGCACGGACGTACCAAGGAGTACAACGATACCTACTGGGACTCACAGAAGTGGACACCACAGGGGATTGTTGCAGGCAGTAGTATGTATGATGCAGTGATGAAGCCACTGGAGAAGGCAGACTGCATGTACCCGTATGAAGGCTTGAACAAGATGACATACGGACTACGCAAGGGAGAGATGGTGACAGTGACAGCAGGCAGTGGGCTAGGTAAGTCCCAGTTTCTGCGAGAGATTGTGTGGCATCTGCTGAATAACACAGAAGCCAATGTCGGCCTGATGTTTCTTGAGGAGAGTGTTCGTAAGACGGGCTTGTCACTCATGTCACTAGCCGCAAACAAACCACTACACCTGCCCGACTGCAACGCAACACAACAGGAGAAGGATGATGCCTTTACACAAACCTTGGGTACTGACAGGTTATATCTGTTTGACCACTTTGGTAGCAGTGATGTCGATAACATTGTTAATCGAGTCCGTTATCTCAGTAAAGCAGTTGGTTGTGATTACATTTTTGTGGATCACATCAGTATTATTGTGTCAGCACAGTCTAACGGGGATGAACGCAAAGCAATAGACGAGATCATGACAAAGCTCCGTATGCTTGTACAGGAGACAGGCATTGCTTTGATTGTTGTGTCACACCTCAAACGTCCTGAATCAAAGGGACATGAAGAAGGTGCGGCCACTAGCCTGGCTCAACTCCGTGGCTCTGGATCTATCGCACAACTCAGCGATATGGTGATAGGCTTGGAACGTAATGGACAGGCTGACGATGAACGTGTACGCAACACAACACAGGTGAGGGTGTTAAAGAATAGATTCTGTGGAATCACTGGCCCTGCTTGTGACCTCCTCTACTCAATGAGGACAGGACGCATGACAGAGGTTGATGATGAGCAGGACTTTGATGAGGACGTAGCACTATGACAATTCATGTAGAGCATAGAAAACAAAAACCTAAACGTGCTGACTTTAGATGGGAAGGGAAGAGATACTGGATATCTGCGTGTGACTACTGGTCTTTATGGGATGGAGAGTATGATGAGTTTGTCACATTCACAGTTAAAGACTACGAAACGGATGAAGAATACTACGGCCCAGAAAATGATGACAAAAAATTTGAAGAATTTCAAGAGAAGTCTTATCGCGCAGGTCATCGGGTTTTACCAGTAGATCCTTACAATTTTCCTAGCACATGGTGATACTATGCAAATCACTTTATTTGAAGAAGATGATATTGTATCTGGTATTCCTGAAGGTATTGAGTGCAAGGACTGCGGAGTATTCCAACCTGTGTCACAGTTTCAGGTGATGCAGTCTGGAGAGATTAAAAGAAAGTGCAGGACATGCTCAAGGGATCAAGCACAAACTGTAGCCAGGTTGCGTAAGGAAAACCCATACCCTGATGAGCACTATGAGTGTCCGATCTGTACAAGAAAGATGCAAGAAATATCAAAGCATGGACAACAAAAACTACAGGTGTGGGTACTTGATCACTGCCATGATACGGAAACATTCAGAGGATGGGTGTGCTTTAATTGCAACACAGGGTTGGGTGGATTCAAAGATAACTTGACAATCACTCAGAATGCTGTAGAATATTTAGCACAACATAAAATGAAGGTGAATAATGAAACGTCTAATACTGGACATCGAGACAAACCGGAGTCACAACACCATCTGGATAGTTGTAACTAAGGATGTTGATACAGGAGAGATAGTATGTCATACAGATCCATCAACCCTAGCTCCGTTGGTAAAGGAGTACGATCAAATCATCGGACACAACTTAATTGGTTTCGACGCGCCAGTGTTGCGGACAGTGTGGAACATTGGGATCAAGAAGTCGAGTGCGGTAGACACATTGATTCTTTCAAGACTTTTGAATCCACAGCTAGAAGGAGGACACAGCCTCAAGGCATGGGGCAGGAGACTATCTAACAACAAGATTGACTTTGACTTTGAGGACTTTGATAATGGCCTTACTCAAGAGATGCAAGACTATTGTATCCAAGACGTTAAGCTTACACGGGATTTGTATCTCCACCTTATGGGCGAGCTTGACCAATGGTCTGATGCCACGCAGAGTATACTACTGGAGCACGACATCGCAGTGTTATGCAGACAGCAGGAACGCAACGGGTTTAAACTCAATGTACCTGCGGCTATCTCTCTACGCAATGAGCTTACAGATCAGATGGATTATATTGAAGCTAACGTGCAGAGTGTATTTCCTCCGATTGTTGAAGAACGTTGGTCTGAGAAAACAGGCAAGCAACTGAAGGACAAGGTGACAGTGTTCAACCTAGCATCACGCAAGCAGATTGCTGATAGACTACAGACCCTAGGTTGGAAGCCATCAAAGCACACAGAGAAGGGACAACCTATTGTAGATGAAGGCACACTGGAGAACATCGAGATACCAGAAGCACAGATGATTGCAGAGTATCTAATGATGCAGAAACGTGTCGGTTTGATCGACTCATGGTTGAAACATGTCGATGAAAACACAGATCGTGTACATGGTGCGATCATTACTAACGGTGCTGTCACTGGACGTATGACACACCATAGTCCCAACATGGGACAGATACCTAGTGTTAACAAACCATATGGTGAACGTATCCGTAGCCTTTGGACTGTTGATCGTGGGCATGTTCTGGTGGGTACTGACTTAAGTGGGATCGAGCTACGATGTTTGGCTCACTACATGCAAGACCCTGAGTGGCAGGAGGAATTATTGAATGGAGATATCCATCAGAAGAACGCAGATGCCGCAGGCATTACGAGACCGCAGGCTAAGACTCTCATCTATGCAACCCTTTACGGCGCGGGAGCCGCAAAGATTGGTAGTATTGTCGGGGGAGGTGCGCGTGAAGGGCAAGAGGTCTTGTCGCGCTTTTATGCTAACACCCCTGCATTATCAAGACTTATGGAAAAAGTTAAGAAAGTGGCAAGCAAAGGGTACGTACCTGGGTTGGATGGTAGAAGAATCATTGTTAGATCTGAGCATGCCGCACTCAACAGCCTCCTTCAAGGTTGTGGGGCTATCATTGCAAAGCAGTGGTGTATTGAAGCACACCAAAAGTTTAAGCGACTTTGCGTACCTGTGCGGCAAGTTGCATTTGTACATGATGAAATTCAAATTGAAACAGAGGAGAAGTATGGTGAACAGGTTGCACAAATCATGTGCGAGTCTGCCTCACAAGCAGGGATTACCTTGGGCTTTCGTTGCCCAGTAGATGCCGAATCAAAAATAGGAAAAAATTGGTTTGACACACACTAAACTTGTGTGTTATAATATATAGTATACCACCAACAAAAGGAGAATGGTATGGAACAAACACAACGTGTAAAGATTAAAGCTGACGTAATGTGGGCTTACTTGGATCGTCAGAACGAGATGTCTGGCAAGTATCAGGTGGATCTTTGCAACCTGTCAGATGCGGCAGTGAATGCTCTGGAAGAGATGGGCCTCACTGTACGTCAGAAGGACGACAAGGGATACTTCATCACTTGTAAGTCTAACAACCCAATCAAAGCATTCGACAAGAATGGCGACATCATTGACGGTATTTCTATCGGCAATGGTAGTAAAGCTGAAGCCCTTGTCGGGTTTTATGAATGGCGTTATCAGAAGAAGGAAGGTGTCTCTCCTTCTTTGAAGAAGCTTGTGATCACAGAGATCCAAGCCTACGAGGATGCAGAGTCTGTGTCCGATATGGGCGACGACGAGGTACTGTAACATGAGCCATGCCCTTATAGATGCTGACATCCTGGTTTATCGCATTGGCTTTGCCACGAACGATGACTCAGAAACTATTGCATTACGGAAGATGGCAGGATTCTTGGAAGACATCCTGATGATCGAGCTACCTGAAACTCAGACGTGGGAATTGTTTCTCACAGGTAAGAATAATTTCAGGAAGCAGGTGGCTGTCACTGCACCTTATAAGGGCAATCGCAAGTCAGAAAAGCCTAAGCACTACGGATTGTTACGTGACTACCTTCAGTATTCTTGGTCTGCACATATTACAGACGGGATCGAGGCAGATGACATGCTAGCAATCCGTGCTCAGGAACTTGGAGACGATAGTGTAATGGTGACACTCGACAAGGACTTGGATCAAGTGGTTGGGTGGCACTACAACTTTGTTAAGAAGATCAAGTATTACATCACAAAGGATGAAGGACTGCTTAACTTTTACAAGCAGTTCTTGGTTGGTGATCGTACTGATAACATCATCGGTGCTCAAGGTATTGGTGATAAGAAGAGTCACAAACTGTTAGAGGGAAAGACAGAACCAGAGATGTGGAAGACAGTGGTAGAGCACTTGGGGGAAGAACGAGCCATCGAGAATGGACACCTCTTGTATATGCTACGCACTCCGACAGATCGTTTCACCCCGCCAGTATGACACGGGGAGTCAAGAACAAAGCAGGAAACACATGGACATCGGCACGATACTTTGGTTTCATTCGTTCGGCATTACGCAGAGCATGGACTAGGTATCCTGTCAGGTATCAGGTGATGGACGAGGCTAGAAAGCCATACACAGGTAAAGATAAACGCACCAAGTGGGTGTATCAATGCAAAGAATGCAAACAATTATTCAAGTCAACTGAGGTACAGGTAGATCACATCAAACCTGCCGGTACTCTCAAAGACTACAAAGACCTACCTTCTTTTGTGAAGACGTTGTTCTGTGAAGCAGACAACTTACAAGTGTTATGTAAGGAATGTCACAAGAAGAAGACAATAGAGGAGAGAAAATGAGCAGACGATTTGATGATCTGATGGAGTACCAACACGGTGGTGATCACTACACAAGCAAAGACATACAACCCTGGGAAGCAATGTCCGCATGGATGACTGAAGAGCAGGTCAAAGGTTTTATGTTGGGTAATGTAATCAAATACATAGCACGGTTTCAAGACAAGGGTGGCAAGATTGATTTAGAGAAGGCCAAACATTATCTTGACAAGTGCATTGAACTCTGGTAGAATAGTAGGTTTTCCGTGCTCACACATGAAGAAATAAAAGAAAAGCTTAAACAACTCGATGAGATTACTTTAATGGAAACACTAGAGATATCATCTGAAGATATAGTGAACAGATTCGTAGACCGGATTGAAGAAAAACAAGACACACTGGAGAATGAATTAGATGACTCAACACCTTGGGATAACGATTGATTATGAAAGAGACTCTCGCCTCAGTGACCAAGCTATTAAACTCATGCAGGACTACTACATGCTTGACCATGAGCAGTCTCCTCAAGAAGCTTTTGCGAGGGCCGCAGTTGCTTACTGCTATGATGACCTCGATCTTGCTCAAAGGATTTACGACTATGCTAGTAAAGGTTGGTTTATGTTTGCGTCACCTGTGTTGTCGAACGCACCTGAACATGGCAGAAACAATCGGGGCTTGCCTATTAGTTGTTTCCTTACTTACGTGGGCGACAATCTTGATAGCCTTATTGAACATAATGGTGAAGTAGCATGGCTTTCCGTAAAGGGCGGCGGTGTGGGTGGGCATTGGTCAGACGTGAGGGGGATCAGCGACAAAGCACCAGGCCCGATCCCATTCATGAAAGTAGTGGACGCACAGATGACAGCCTACAAACAAGGGAAGACACGGAAAGGGTCTTACGCCGCGTACTTAGACGTAAGCCATCCTGATATCGAGGAATTTATTTCCTTCAAAGTGGCGACAGGTGGAGACATCAATCGCAAGTGTTTTAATTTATTCAATGCTGTGAATATCACAGATGATTTTATGGAGAAAGTAATCAATGATGGAGACTTCAATCTTACAGACCCGCACACAGGAATTGTCAGAGATACAGTCAAAGCTCGTAAACTTTGGCAACGAATCCTTGAAGCTAGGTTCCGAACTGGTAGCCCTTACCTTAACTTTATCGACACAGCCAGACGAGCTTTACCAGAAGCTCAAAGACGGCTTGGACTCAGCATTAATGGGAGCAACCTCTGCAACGAAATCCATCTCGCAACAAGTGAAGAACGCACAGCAGTCTGTTGCCTCTCCTCCGTTAACCTCGAATACTACGATGAATGGAAATCAAGCGGCATGGTTGCAGATCTGGTCAGATTCTTGGACAACGTCCTTCAATTCTTTATTGACAACGCACCAGAAGAACTTGGAAAAGCTGTTTACTCAGCATACAGAGAACGTTCAATCGGTCTTGGAGCAATGGGCTTCCACGGATACCTCCAAAGCAAAGACATAGCGTGGGAGAGTTGGCAGGCGGCGAGTGAAAACTATGCAATCTTCAAAGACATCAAAGCCCAGTCTGTTGAGGCCACATACTCACTCGCTGTGGAGCGTGGCGAATGTCCTGATGGAGTGGGTTATGGTGTTAGAAATATGCATCTGTTGGCTGTTGCTCCTAACGCTAATTCTAGTATCCTATGTGGGTGTTCTGCTAGCATTGAACCACGTATTAGCAACTGCTATGTCCATCGTACTCGTGCCGGGAGTCATACTGTTCGCAATCCGTACTTGGAGGAACTTCTAGATGAGAAGGGGCAAAATACAAAGAAGGTGTGGCAGAGCATACTTGAGAACGAGGGCTCTGTACAGCACTTGGAGTTCCTATCGGACGACGAGAAGGCTACATTTAAGACAGCATTTGAACTCGATCAGGGGTGGGTTGTCGAACACGCCGCCAAAAGACAAGAGTTCATTTGTCAAGGACAGTCTGTCAACGTGTTCTTCCCATCGGGCACTGACAAGGCTATTGTCAATCAGGTACACCTCAAGGCGTGGAAGGAAGGGCTTAAGGGATTATATTATCTACGCACGACTGCAGGTGTTACAGCGGAGAAGGTTGGGACTAAGGTAGACCGTAATGCGCTGAAGGACTTTGAAGATGAGGAGGTGTGCGTATCATGTCAGGGTTAAATG